ACTTGAACATCCCAGGCTCAAACTCTGAAATCCGGCGGCCATCTTCGACATCATCGCCGTCAAGCTCGCCCTCAGGGCTCGTGACAAAGCCCATGATCGATGCGCCAGCGCGAGCGCGGATCACTGCAGCTTCTTCATAGCCCTGCAGCTGATGCGCATCGGACATCACGGGATGGAACCAGGGCACGCCGCGATTCTGCTGAGGCCGTTCCGGCAGGAACAGATGAATCACATCCTCTGCAGGAAGAAATACGTGCTTGTCTCCTTTTTGTGGTGCGTTTTGGAACCAGTAATCACCCGGATGACGAGTCAGGAATGCATACCGCACAGGGCGGCCCCATTCGTTGACCTCAACGCCCATCCGCCACTCGTTCTTCTTCGCAAGCGTCGGGCCTTGATACTCCTCATCCAAAACGTCGGACTCAAGCATCTCAAGCGCCAATGGCACTCGGCTGCCACCAAATGGGCGACGAATGATCCGAAACAACGCCTCGCCCGATTCAGGCAACGCACCAGTCGCCAGCCATTCCATCATGTGGAAGCTGTGCCGACCAGCAACATCGCAGTGCTGAGCGCGAGTCCACAGATTCCACTTCTCTTCGATCAGCCTGTTAATCGCCTCGCTTGGCTTACGACTACGAACTTGCTGCACCTGTGACTGCAGCTTGATGCCGCTGCCGACAACATTGATCTGCGTTGTGCGTTTCGCCTGCTTTGCGTACGGATTGTTCCGCACCATTTCGCGGGAACGATCGCGCAGCTTGCGCAAGCTGTTGCGAATCTCTGCATCAGCACTCGATTGAGTGCTCATCCAATCATTTGTCAGTCGCGAAATAATCGCGCCTGCATAGCTGCGGCGGCGACGACGAGGCTGTTGCTGCGGAATTGGCTGCAACCCAAGCCTTCTAAGAAATCGTGTACGAAGTCCCATCAGCCTCGATCGAATCGAACGTAAAGATTATGTGGATCGCCAAGACCAGAAGCGATCAGCTTGGCTTTGTTTTCCTTAGCCACAACTGACTTTAGCCTTGACTCCAATTCAATCAATTCAGATAAGTCGTATCGCTTAAGGTTGCGATTACCGATTCGATACTCGGAAACAGCGCCGCCGCTAATCAGACTGCGAATTGCAGCTTGAACAGCATCTAAGTCTTGCTGGGCTTGCGTTCTTCCATCAAACGCATCAGGAGTGCCGGAATACGCCAGCGAAGCCCTGACTTCGATCTGTCCTCGGCTGTACTCCTGAATCGTGCCGTCGCTGACCTTTGTCGCAACTGCCTGAAAATACCAATCAGGACTGGCATCCATCGCGCCAGTCACTGCAGCTGACAGTGTGGTCTTCCAGCCGCTGTTATACGCAACCGCAGTAGCAGTCACGCCCTCGCCTGCAGTGTTCAAGCGAAAGTAATAAGTAAGCGTATGAGTGGTGCTAGTTACTGCGTCGCCAAAAACATCAACGGTCTCGGCATCAGTCCACACCGCATCCACGCCACTTGTTATGGACGGTGGGATCGCCATCGACAGAATTATCGACTGATATGCCGAAGTCTAACTCTTACCACTGATTAACGAAACTCCTTCCACTCTTCTTGACCTGCACGCTGCGACGTGTTTTGCGCTCTTCTGGTGGCTTCTCCATCTGATCCCATAGCGTCCTGCGATCTTTAATCTGATACACCCGATTTAGCGCAGCATACGCATAAACCAATTCGTCCAGCGCTTCATTTCTTGCGCTGCTCTTCTTGACCCAGATTCTTTCAGGAAATCCGTTCCTGAATCGCATAATTTGCTTCTCTGCAGTCAACTCCTCGAAATAATCATTTTCAACTGTTGGATAAAAATGCAAATAACCAGGACCAGGATCGTTATGTTTCAGCCTGCCGAACAGCAGTGACTTAATCGTGTCCGAACCCACCGGGAACACCTGAGCACCCTTCTTCAACGTCTTCCCATTTGCATTCAGGTCAACCTTGCTCGCTTTTCCAATCGGAGGCTTGTTCTTCGTAGACATACCCTTAATCGCAACCACGCCTAGGTTCTGCCTCTCTCTTGCGTACTGGTACACCTCGGCTGTGTGGTGACCACCAGAGTCGATTGCCACCACCATCGGCTTCAGCTTCCGATCGCCATCTCCCGGATATGGCGCCTGCAGGATCTCATCCAGCTGGTTCCACACCTCGCCACGGGATGGATCGCCATAAATTTTTACCCTGTCAATCAACCAACCCTGCTCCTCGCGGCCCCATCCCCAAACACTCAACGAGAGACGATCATCCTGCACGTCGCAACCAATGGTCAGCAGCAAAGCCTCACTCGGCACATTGCCCTGCTGGTACTCCTCAATCGCAGCACGTTCACTCAAGGCATCCGCACCAACCTTCGACGCATACTCGTCTTCCCAGGTCTCGCCCAACACCGTATTGACAAACGTCTTTAACTGCTCTGCGTCATTCTTTGCATCCAGAAATTCCTCAACTAAGTTCTGCCAAGTTGCGTTCGGGCTGTAGCTGTAAGCTGCCCAGATGTGGAACGACACATGTTTGCCGTTCCCTGGCGCGGTGGGCCGCCACTCACCGCGTTCAACCATCCAACGCTTTTTCGACGCAGGGATCCACACGCCACATCCCTCGCACGCATAGCTCGCAGTATCGGGATCATCATCTCGCCACTTGATGTTTGCCCACTTCAAGTACTGCATGTGACCGCAGTCAGGGCACGGTACGAAATATCGACGCTGATCACCCTGCAGGAACATGCGCTCCACACGGCTGAAATCCTTCACCGTTGGCGTACTGCCCGACACGATCTTGCGGTTCCAGTAATACTCCGTTCGGCGAATGCCAAGCTTGATCTGATCACCCTCGGTGCCAGCTGATGCCGGATAGCCGTCAATCTCGTCAAACAGCACAACACGGCGGCTCACCCTTCTGAAGCCGCGTGGTGAGTTTGCGCCAACCAAGCTCAAGCTCCCGCCAGGGAACTGCTTCTGCAAGATAGTGTTCGCGCCATCTTTTGACTTCGCCTCGCTCACAACACCACGCAGGCAAGGCGTGTCACGCAACATCGGAGCAATCTCTTCCTTCGAGTAGCCCTGCGCATCCTCAATCGTGGGCTGCACGATCATGATCGGGCATGGATCCTGGTGGATATGAAACGCAGCAACGTGGTTAAGGATTTTCGAGTACCCAACACGGGCACTTTTCATCACAGTGATCTGCTCTATCTTTGGATCCGTAATTGCATCCATAATTCCCTTCTGATAAGGGAGCGTGTGCCATCTGCCGCCTTCTGCGCTTGATTCTGCGCTTAAATACGCATAAGAGTCCGCCCATTCGCTCAAAGTCATCTTCTTTGGCGGCTTGAACGCCAAAAATGCCGCTTTTCTGAGCTTTACTGCGTTATTCCCCTTCAACAGCAAGGTCTTCTAAAGCTTCACGCACAATATCATCCAGAACACCAATTGCGTCTGTATCCAAATCTGGTATCCGCTGTTTTGCCTTGGTTGGAATACCCAGTAACTTTGTTCTTGCGCGAGTGATTACCTCAACCCATTCATGTTCAACCTCTTCAGCCTTAACCAGCAAGCCCTCTTTCTGCTGACGCTCAAGCTCAAGCAGCTCTGCTTTTAAGTGCTCTGTACGTGCTCTGCTCTCGTCATAGTCAGGAATCGACTCGCTAGTACGGCTAATCCTTGGCTCCTCTCTTGATGCCATTCGCTCTTCACGGCTGCGCAACGGCTTCTTCTCCCTACCAGGACCAGGCGGCTTCGGACCCATACCAATTCTCGTCTGCGTGTTCTTAGCCCACTCTTCGCGCATTGTTTCGCTATTGACTAGGGGCTTGCCATCACGGCTTTGTATGACCGATAATCTTCCGCTTTTTACAGCTGCGTATACGGCCTCAGGCGTAACGCCCAATGCTCGCGCCGCTTCAGCTCTGGTGATTAACGCCATGATGTAAATACGCTGAAGAGACGATAGCGCACAACAAATAAGGATGTTACTATGGCCGATTTTGCAAATTCGGCTTTTGGGGTAGGTGTGTTTTCGAGTAATCGAAACAACTTTCTGCGCAATTGCCTAGCCG